AGTTTGGTCAGATAGTAGAGGAATGATTTAAATGGCAAAGTTTGATTTAGGTAGTGCATTAGAGGGAACTGCATACGGAGTATTAAATGAGTTACTCGCAGAGTTTCGTGATGATGATGGTTACGCAACGCAATCTCGTTATGAGGTGGTTTTACACGCACCTACTGGAGAAAGAGGTAATCAAAACTTAATGAACATATTTTCTAAAGTTATGCAAGAGAATACCAAGCAAGGTGTTGCAAGAAGAAGTGGATTAAGATGTAGTCAAATATCTATTCCTGGCAGAACTATGGAAACTGTACCAGATACAAATATTTATGGGCCACCTAGACAAATCGCACAAGGTGTCACATATGCAGACTTGTCTGCAACATTTCAATGCTCAAGTGATTTAAGAGAAAGAAAATTCTTTGAAACATGGCAAAGACTCGCATACAATCCACAAACTTGGGCTATGCAGTATTATGATTCCTACACTGGCTCATTAGACATATATCAATTAGATAACAATGATAGAAGAAGATATGGTGTCAGACTTATAGAGTGTTATCCAAAAGCAATTGGAGAGCAAGCACTAGACTATGGAGCTTCAAGTACACTACAAACAGTTCAAGTATCGTTTGCATATAGATACTATCAATCACTTGCAGACGAAGCAGACTTACCTAAACCACTCGGTGATAGAATTAGAGATGTGATAGGTGATTCAGTTGAAAGACAAATATTATCAAAAATACCAAAAGTATTATCTAAATTATAATTAAAGGATGAAAAATTATGGCTTTACCTAAATTAGAAACACCAACCTATGAATTGCAGTTACCATCAACAGGCGAAAAAATAAAATACAGACCATTTTTAGTTAAAGAGCAAAAATTATTAATGGTTGCACAAGAATCAAATGACCAAACACAAGTAGTTAATACTGTATCAAATTTAGTTAACTCTTGTACTTTTAATAAAGTAAATGCAACAACATCTCCAGTATTTGATGTTGAATATTTGTTTTTACAAATTAGAGGAAAGTCAGTAGGTGAAACTGTTGAAGTTAATATAACTTGCCCAGACGATGAAAAGACAAGAGTTCCAGTAAAATTAAATTTATCTGATATTTTCGTACAAGTTACAGATGAGCATACAAATGTCATTGAGTTAACAGACTCAATTAAAATACATCTAAGATATCCATTACTTAATGATTTGGGTGGAGTTGAAAAAATGTCAGAAACAGAAACAGTTTTTAAACTGTTAAATACTTGTATTGATGAAATACATAGTGGTGATACTGTATATCATAGAGCAGACATGAGTGACAAAGAACTAACAGAATTTATTGACCAGTTAACAACCAGTCAGTTTGAAAAAGTTATGGTTTTCTTTAACACGATGCCCAAGTTAAGACACCCAATAACAGTAACTAATCCGAAAACAAAGAAAAAAAGTGAGGTTATATTGGAGGGCCTCCAGAGTTTTTTAGAATAGCGCTCTCCCATGATAGTTTGTTTAATTACTATAAAACAAATTTTGCACTAATGCAACATCATAAATATAGTTTGACAGAGTTAGAGAATATGATGCCTTGGGAGAGGGAAATATATGTGGGATTACTCGCAGAACATATAAGGGAAGAAAATGAAAGAATTGAAAAAGAAAGAGCAAAGTCAAGAAGTTAATCGTTACCAAAAATGGATAGATATGGCTCGTGCAGTTGACCAGTGGAGAATCTTTCCACGAATATTCATAACAACTTATATCTATCTACTCTATGCAGTCGTTATGTGGTATATGGAATTAAGTAACCCAACAATAGAGCAAAGTGGTTTAGTCAGTATTGTGGTAGGTGCTGGAGCTGCATGGTTTGGACTTTACACAGGGTCAAGTAAAAAATAATGGCAACTCTTGACGAAGTTATAGCACAACTACAAAAGAACAATAGAAGTGAGGCTGGTAGAGATAGTCGTCACACTATGGCACTTAACGCAATTGCAAAAGCGTTAGATAGTCAAACAACAAAAACAAGTAAGAGCGATAAAGAAGCTAAAGATTCAAAAAAGAAAACAGACAGAGATGATAAGAAAAGTCGTTTTCGTCAAATTTTAGATTTTGGTAAAAATTTTAAATTACAAACTAATATTGCCAAAGGTATAACTGGACTTGGTGGTGAACTTAAAGGATTAGGTAAAAGTTTAGGTGGAGGATTAGCAAGTCTTGGTGGACTCGCAAAAAAAGGTGCTGGTGGACTTTTAAGTTTTATCTCAAAAGCTGCACTGTTTATTTTTCTTCCAGCAATTATTGGATTTCTTCAAAGTCCACTTTTTGGTCAAATGATAGATTACATAACAGGCACATTAGTTCCAGCAGTATTTAATTTATATAATAACATAATACTTCCACTAGGTAAAGCACTTTTTGAATTAGGCCCAGGCCCTCTTGGACTTTTAGCATTAGGAACTTTTCTAACTGTTAAACTATTACCTATAGTTTTTGGACTTCTCCCAACTGTTGTCAGATTAGGTTCAGCAATCGCACAGATAGGATTTGGACTTACAAAAGTTGCACTACAAATAGGTATCACACTCGCAAAGTATGGACTTAAAGCAGGCGGTAAACTTTTACTTGGACTTGGTAAAGGAATCGTTGCACTAGGTGGTGCATTTGTTTCCATAGGTAAAGGAGTTTTTAAAGCAAGTGGTGCAATCTTAAAATCAATACCAATGTTATTTGATTTTAAAAAATTGAAAGCTGCTTTCACAGCAGTGAATACACGCATAGGAAAAACAGCAATAGGATTAAAAGATTCTGCTAAAGGTGGAGCAGCAAAATCAGTAGGTGCGTTGGGTAAGTTTTTTGGAAAGGCAGGGCCCATCTTTAAATTTGCATCTAAGTTTGGCCCAATAGGCTTAGCAGTTGGTGCAGTTATAGCTGCATTGACTGGTGTATATGTATTCTTGACAGAAACCGAAATAGGAGAAAAGATTTTAGGTGGTATTAAAAATATGTTCAATAGTGTGATTGAGTTTATTGGGGGGATTTATACAAATAACATAAAACCAATGATTGATGAAGCACTAGACTTTGGTGCGAGTATAATATCTGGAATATTTGATCCTGTATTAAATTTTATATCAGGTATCTACGACAGATTCATATAACCAAAACTAGAAACTGCGATTGATTTCTTTAAACCAGTTCTTGATTTTTTTAAGCCTTTTATAAACGCTATAAAAGAAAAACTTGCACCAATAGGTAATTTTATAAGTGCGATGCTTAGTGCAGTAGTAGCAGCTGTAAAAGCAGCTGCACCTTTTGGTGAAAGTCCACTTGAAGCATTTAATAGAGTATTCTCTGAAAAAATGAAAGGTGGTAGTGTTTCAACCACACCAACAACTGCACAAACTAATTCTGCACAAAGAACTGAGATGATTGATGCATCACCACAAGTAAAAGAAAATACGAGTGGACAAACAGTAGTTATGGATAATAGTGCAAGAACTGTTAATAATGCAACAACAGTTCAGCAAGCAAGTCATTTGATAGTAAATCCAGATCCACTCTTAAGACAACTTACTACAAGCTCCATATAAAAAAATCCCCCACTATGAGCTCTGTGGGGGATAACACATTAAACTATTTAAACCTAGCTAGCTTCAGCAATAGTAGGAAGTGTCAGACCTTTCTTTATGAGTTTGCAAGTTTTTCAAAATAACCCATTGTATCATCGTCATCTTTATCTTGTTTAGGCTCAATTGGTTTGGTATCAACTTTTGGCTCTGCAAAAGGAACATCATCATTAATGTCCTCTGTTACATTTCCAACTGATACTGTTCCAGAAAGAACTGCATCTAAACGAGTTTTAAGTTCCTCGTATGACTTGAAGTTTGTTTGTGCAGTAAACTCTTTAAGTGAATATTGATTTTTCCAAATCTTATTCAAATCTTCATCAGATTCTTTTAGTTTAGATGGTGCATCAAAACTAGATTTGTCATAGTTCCAATATCCATCAACTTTACGAATCTTCAATTTAAAGTTTGCACCTTCCCAAAAATCAAAAGGATTAATTGGTTTTTCATCTTCAAATGCTGGTGACATAGCTTCATTAATCTTATCCCAGATTTTCTTTCCATACTTGAATAGAAAAACTTTACCTTCGTTTTCTGGGTGCTTTGGGTCACTCACAACATAGATGTTAGAAAAGTATTGCAACTTTCTCTTTTGCTTTCTTGCGATTTCTTTATCAGACTCTAAACCTGAGTTCCACAATTTTGTATTGTGTTCTGACACAGGGTCTTTTTGTCCAATAGTAGTAAGAGAGTTTTCAATATACCATTGTCCAGTTGGGCCTTGAAATGCGTGATTCCAAACTTTTGCCCAAGGCATATCTTCACCTTGAACTTCTGGTAAGAAACGAATAACTGCGTAACCATTACCAGATGAATCCAATACTGGTTTCCAAAGTCTTTCGTCTACATATGATTTTTTCTCTTGAGGTGCAGAATCTTCTTTTACTGCATTGAGAAGTTTGTCAAGCGAATTGCTCTTCTTAAGTGCGTCTAACGACATAGTAATCTCCTTATGTTATCGTATGTTTAAATGTATCGTATGTTATATATTTTAAATTAAAATTAGTGAGAGATTCAACTGAGTGTTGAGGTTCAACCCAAAAAAACTCAGTATCTCCAAACTCCCTAAAAGTAGTACACAACTGTTGTTTCCATTCAGGGTGTTCTATTTGTTTAGGATAGTTTTTTGTTCCCTCATATATATTATTTATACTCAAATCAAATCCAAGTAAAAATAATTCTTTAGCTCCTTGCTGACACGCAAGATGAATTGCAGTCGCACCAGAGCACCACTCTCTAGGATAATCAATGTTAGATACTTTATCTACATCATCTATCCATGTAGTATATAAATCATCATTTGGTTTTCCGTTTATTACACAACCATTTTCAGTAGGTTCATTTTCATAAAAGTTTTTGAATTTTAAATTAAATGTACTACCCATAATGGTAAATTCTCTTGGTAGTATGTTCCAATCTAAAAACCAGCAATTGTTTTCTTTTGCATATCCTGATGTATAGATTTCATGCTGAGCGCCATAGTCTACAGAAACAAGGTTATCCACTTTCATATCACGATAAATCGCATTACAACCCCATGTAATAACATTATCAAAAATAGTATCATCATACTTTAAACGAGATTTCCCATTTCCATAGACTATAACTTTACTCATCTCTTAACGCTCTCCAACTTATTGGAAATAATTTTTCTGCTTCTGTATCAATTAAATCACATACTTGTCTTGACTCTAATTGTGCATCAGGCTTACATCTTAAATTACAAACTCTTGCAAACGCATATAGACTTCCACTCCAATACCATTCAGTCATCATTGATTGTGGTAATATCATTCTAGCTTGCTCTGGTGCAATACCAGACTGTAACATTAAATTATAATTTCTTAATGCATCTGATTCAATTTCCTCTTTAAGTGAAGATGTTGAAACTGAATACAATGCATTTTTTTTAATTTTATCAACTGTTTTATTTTCATCAGAGCCTTGTTTTTTATTCTCTGCTTTTCCTCTCCAAGAATCAACCTTAAAAAACTCTGGTTCAGTATCTACATATCTACGACTTACTTCATTCCATACTAAACCTACTTGATGTTTTACTAACTGTCGTGCAACAAATACTGGTGCTTTAATGTGAAACTGTAAAGATGCATGCCCAAATGGACTCCAATGATTATGCCTTGCAAGATAATTAATTAGTCCAACATCTTTTGCATCAAATTGTTCTTTTCTTTTACCAAAAGACACACGAGCTGCGTTTGCAATAGTCAAATCACTGCCCATGTGGTCTAATAGTTCTACTGTGCTACTGCTTAGCTGCATTTCTATTACTATTGTAGTATCGTTGTGGACGATACCCCTTTGGCCAAGCTGGTTGGCGAGATGCAAGTTTTTTACACCTCTCTAAAAGTTCAGAATTGCTTTTTTGCAACTCTGCAAGGTCATATTGAAGCTGTTTTACTTTAGCTTCAAGTTTGTCTGATTTGTTTTCAAACCAGTCTTTGTCTTTTTGCAACTGTTCATAAGTTGACATCTTTACTCCTTTTTATTGATTTAAATAAGTCTATTCTACATTGTTTTTTGTCTATTGTCAAGAACTTTTTGTAATTATTCATTAAATAATTTATATTTGGCCAAACCACATCATCTTTTAAAGATATATTCCAATTTGAAGTATAATTTGTAATCTCGTCTAAAATAATCATGGTTTCAATTGATATTCTTTTTCCTAGATATTCTCTTAATAATTTTGGGTGTCCACTCTTTGGAACTACAAATATAATTTTCCCATCTTCAAAGTTTTTTAATAATAATGAAATGTCTTTTTTAAACAGTTCAATTAAATTAGTGTTTTTCCATTGAATATAATTTTCATCAGTAAAATTACCAACCCACCCTTTATTTTCTTTAACAAAATTAGATACAAGATAATCTTTTATTTCATCTTTAGTTTTATATTTGCGTGATAATTTTACGAAAAAAGACCTGTCTTTTCTTTTCCAAAAAGAATCCCTAGATACTTTTGACTTACCCTCATACTTAATAAAATCATAATCACTTTTACCAAAGTGAGCTTTCATTGCACAATACATTAGATAGATATCAATAGGCTCCATTAAACTGGAAGTTTTGCTCGTTTAGGAAAATAATTTAAATCTCTTGCGTTTGCTTCTATTTTGTCTTTGAGACCTTTTGATACAAGTCTTGCAACAGACTCAGGTTCAAGTTGATGTTCTTTGCAGTATTCTAAAACTGCTTCCATGTGTGTGATTTTTTTCTCTCTTGCAATTGTTTCCACTTCAAGAGAAAAAGATTTTGAAGTTAACATAACGACCCTCATAATAAAAAAAAATGATGGTTGTTCCAAGTACAACCACCAAAACTTAATACGATTCTATTTGCGATTAAAAACCCAAAATAGAACACCAACTGCAACTAAACCAACTAACCCTTGGCTACCCAAAGCGTTAACTAATTGAATTACATTGGCAACTACATCACCACCTACAAATGGCACAGCCTCACCAAATAAGACTTGTAGTACGACTGCTAGTGCAACCACTACAAGACCTAAATCTAAAATGGACATAAGCCATTTCTTCGCAGTTTCAAGATAGTTCATATTGCCTCCTTTTTTTTGATGTTAATTGTTTTTTCAGAGTACAACTAACAAAACTCTAATAGTCTAACACACTTAATGATAGTATGTCAAGACAATTTCAATAATTGGAAACTTGTTTCATAACATAGGTATTACCAGCTATATCAATACCAACTGTATTTGCGTCATGTATTAACACTGCAATAAAAAATAGAATGATTGCTAGAATCCACCTAGTTATTGTTTTTGTACTTTTTTTCATTAGGCTGCAAAAGATGAGCCACAGCCACAAGTTGCAGATGCGTTTGGATTATTGAATGTAAATGATTCACCCATAAGTGTTTTTGTGTAATCAATTGTTGCACCCTCAATGTAAGGAAAACTCATTGGGTCTACAACTAAAAACGCATCATTCATATTATTTAATGGTATCTTGTAATCATCATCTTCTTCAAGTGAAAAATCAAAACCATAATTAAGTCCAGCACAACCACCACCCACTACAAATAATCTAATCTGATTATTATAGTCAACAGATTTACCATCATCAAATAACATAAATTGCAATTTTTGTTTAGCTGCATCTGTTAGTTTTACTCTTTCGTCTGTCATTGTAGAATATCCTTGTTTTTCCATGCTTCCACAGATTCTTTTAATAATGGTATATATGAGTTTTTATCTTTAATAAACTCTTGCACAACTCCATCTTCTGTAACAACTAATATTACAATTTGATTTATTTCTGTGTTTGTTCTCTCACGATACATCTCTGCATATGCAGAGGCTTGTATGTAATAATTTTCATTCCACTCATCTTTTCTTTCTTTAGATGAAGTTTTGAAGTCAATGACTGATAACTTTCCTTTATATTCTGCGATACAATCAACTCTACCAGCTATTTCATATTCATCAGAATATAATGCACACTCCTGTGCGTGAATATTATTTATATTATTTAAACCCTTATCTCTTAACTGTTTAAACAATACATAATGTAGAAAAATCCATTCATCTTTGTAAATTTCTTTATTATTTAGATAATCCTCACACATAGAGTGAACATGAGTTCCCCTAATTGCAGATTTGGAACTAATGTAAGTTGCAACTTCATTGCCTACTCTCTTTCTCCACTCCATCAATCCCTTTTTGTTCTTAACTGAAAGAACAGTGGTGATTGATGGATATTCTTTTCCATGTGGAGTTACATAGTATCTTTTTTTGTTTATTGTTTTTGTTTTTAAGTCAGTCAGATTCACATTCAAATGATAAAACATAATATTAATTTCTAATTAAAAACCTCCGTTGATTGTAGTCATAAGTTCAAAGTGAGGTGCGTCTATGAAAGGGCGTTTATTTTGTGATCTACGAATATCAACATATGATGTCATAGCTTCTTCCATCGTGCCTGAAAACATACGGATATCTGATACAGTCCAAGCTGCACCCCATCTCAGCGGCACTTCTTCCTCTACTGCAGCTTGTTTCATTGCATCTGCAATATCATCATATACATTAACTTCCCAACAAGCTCTACCATTTAGATAAGCCATTAAGTCTACTGCACGACCCTCTAAATGTTTTGAGTTCATAGTTTTTGATAAACCCTTTGCAACTAATTCTTTTTGTTCCTCTATACTTCTAAGTCCTTGTATGACTCCAAAGTCTATTTTTGTGTATTGTATTGCTTTCTTAACAATATTAGATAATTTTTCATCTACTCCGTCAAGTCTACCTAGTGACCTACTTGAAAGTTTAAAAGCCATTATTCTACTCCTATTCCTAATTTAGTTTTCTGAATGAGATAATCTCTAACGAAACCAGAGCGAACTATATCCCCAATATCAAACTCAACACAGTTAAACTGTTTCATTTCTTCTAGTATTCTTAAAAAGTCATGCAATCCATTTCTCTCATTCATTTTAGTCAAGTCAGTCTGCATGAAATCTCCACAGAAAATAATTTTAGAATCTTGACCTACTCTTGTTACAATTGTGTCTAGCTCATGAAAATTTAAATTTTGACATTCGTCTACTATTATGATTGAGTTATCAAAAGTTAAACCTCTAAGGAAAGATGTTGAAAGAAAATAAAAACTTCCTTGAGCCTTTAATCTGTCGTATAGCATATTGAACGCTTGTTCATTTGGTTGCTTGAACATAAACTGTACCATATTAGAATATGGCACTTGATACAATGCAGCTTTATCTTCTTCATCGCCTGGTAAAAAACCTATCTCTCTTGTAGGTATTAAAGAGCGAACCATTACCACTCTTTCATATGGTGTTTCATTTTTTAACACATCTTGAAAAGCAAGATACATTGAAACAAAAGTTTTACCAGTTCCAGCACAGCCAAATAAAAATTGATTTAAACCTTTTTTATATGATTCAAAAACTAATTTTTGATTATCTGTAATTGGTTTAATCTCAACTAAATCTGAGTTACTAATTTCTTTTTTCTTTGACATATTTAATTTATTCCAAGTTAAAGGTGGGGGGAAATCCCCCCTATATAAGTTCTTTAAAATTTAAGAATTAATCTTGTTATTATATTGAAACTTATACAGTTATATTTATGTAGTTTTGTATGTTCGTGTAAGTTTACTAACATCTTGTCCACCATCTTTGCGTACCATTCCATGCTTTTTACCTATACTTTCCACCTTTTTCT